CCTGCTGGTGCGCGCCACCAAGCCCTACGGCCAGGGCCCGGCGGCGGCCAGCGCCTGCAAACGCCGCGCCGCCGAGCTGCGCGAAGGCGTACTGGTGCGCGTAACCGCCAAACACCTGCACGCCCGCCGCGGCGGCCTGGAAGCCGCGCCCGTTGAACAGCTTGACGCCCCTGACCTCGACGCCGCCACCCGCAGCGCCTTCATTTCCCGCTTTGGAGACTGACCTTGACCCGCAAACACCCCGACCGCGACCGCCTGGAGCAACACATTCGCCGCCTTGCCGCCCGCCCTGACGGCGTGGCCCGGCCCGAGGCCATCGGTGAATTCAGCGTTCGCCAAGTCACCACCGAACTGCAACGCCTGCGGCTGGACGGCATCATTCACAGCGCCCGCCTGGGCCACCGCACCGTGCGCTACTTCACCACGCCAGAGCGCGCCCAAGCGTGGCAGCAGCAGCACCGGCAAGTGGCCCCGAACGTCACCATCACCAAGCCCTCGGGCCGCATTCACGCGCCTTGGGCCCCTGACGCACCCGAGCGCATCACCGCCGCCACGCTCTACACCCGCGGCCCCGCGCCGCAGGGCCGCATGGCCGGCACCTGCCCGCCGGACAGCGCGCTGCCCGTGCGCGAAGGCGCGCTCGATTACCAAGCCCACATGACGCGCTACGCGCAACAAGCCAAATGACCTACATGCTCACCCGCAGCGCCCGCCGCTTCGAGCTGGCGGCACCCAAGGCCAGCATGGTCTGCATCGAAGACATTGCATGGCACCTGGCCCTTATCAATCGTTTCTGCGGCGCCACCACCCGCCCCTACAGCGTGGCCGAACACTGCCTGCTCGTCACGGAGATCCTGGAGCGCAGCGTGCCCAACATCAACGCCATGTGCCTGCGCGCCGCGCTGCTGCATGACGCCCCCGAGGCCTACACCAACGACCTCAGCACCCCCATGAAAGAGCGCATCGGCCAGGCCTGGCGCGAAGCCGAACGCCCCATCGTCGCCGCTGTCGAGGCCCACTTTGGCATAGCGAAAGCCGCCCAGCAGTTCGCCTTGGCCATCAAGCACGCGGACCTGGTGGCGCTGGCCACCGAGCGCCGCGACCTCATGGCCGCCCACCCTGACGCCTGGCCCTGCCTTGAAGGCGTGCAGCCAGTGGCATGGATCGACCTCAACGACCGCGAGGGCATGGAGTGGTCGGATTGGCGCCTGGCCTACCTGTGCAAGCACGAAGAGATTGCGGACACGCTGCGGGTGACTGAGGGGTGGCAGGGTGAGGGTTAACGCCCAAGCTCACCGGCCCGACACAGCGCGATGACCACCAACATGACCAACACCGCACCGACCGACGACAGCCACCGGCCCGCTGGGGCGGGTCCGGTGCAGCGCAGTGTTAGCGGGCTAGTTCGGGAGCGCTCAGTCCGTGGCCTGCTGACACCTGAAATGATTGCCGCCGAAGACGCAGCGGGCGGCGTGTTCGCTGCCGGGGCCTTGATGGCGACGCGCGTAGCGGTGCTTTTTGCACGCGAGGACAGCCACTACAAGACCCTGCCAGGAGTTGAGGTGTACGACATGGCCCGCGATGCCCGCAACTACGACGGCCCGTGGCCCGTGGTGGCGCACCCACCATGCCGTGCGTGGGCCAGTTTGCGTAACCATGCCAAGCCGCGCCCCGACGAGCGCAATCTGGCGCGGCTGGCTGTGGCGCTGGTGCGCGAGTTTGGCGGTGTACTGGAGCACCCGCACCGCACAACCCTGTGGGACGCACAGCGCCTGCCTGCCGTGGGCCAGCGCGATGCGTTTGGAGGGTTCACGCTAGTGATTGACCAGAACTGGTGGGGGCATCGAGCGCAGAAGCGGACACGGCTCTATGTGGTTGGATGCGAGCCCGCAGGGGTGCCGGAATTGCCGCTGGTGCTGGGTGAGGCAACCCACACCGTTGGTCTATGGGGCGGTCGTGACCGCGCAACTTGCCGCCCCAGCGTTTCTAAGCATGAATACGAACACACACCGCCCGAGCTGGCGCGGTGGCTTGTTGAACTGGCGGGGCGCTGCAAGCCCGCTAACGTTGCATTGAGCGGACCCGCGAAATGACCTCAACGAAGCAAACCGATGCCGCTACGGGTCCGCTCGAATGCGGGGTTATGCCCCACCGTGCCGGAGCACGCGGACGCGGCCTTGGTGGGCACCAGAGCGCAGCCATGAAGAACGACGAGTGGTTGACGCCGCCCGAGATCCTGGCGGCGCTGGGCGCGTTCGACCTGGACCCGTGCGCGCCAGTGACGCGGCCCTGGGACACCGCGGCCTCTCACTACACCGCGGCCGACGATGGCCTGGCGCTGCCGTGGCATGGCCGCGTGTGGTGCAACCCGCCATTCGGGCGCGAGGCCGTGAAGTGGCTGGAGAAGCTGCGCGACCACGGCAACGGCATTGCGTTGATTCCGGCGCGGACCGAGACGGCCATGTTCTACGGCGCCGTGTGGGGCCACGCGGCGGGCGTGCTGTTCCTGCGCGGCAGGCCGCACTTTCACTTTGTGGACGGGCGCAGGGCTGCTTTCAACAGCGGCGCCCCGATCGCGCTGGTGGCCTACGGCGCCAGCAACTTGGATGCCCTGCAGCGAAGCCGGCTCGGCTTCGTGGTTGTGGGGCATAACGCAGAGTGAAGCTGGCACCAACAGCAGCCACAGGCTGTGCCGAAGACTACCGCTGTGCCCTGCTGTTGGGGCTCAGCTTGCACGACGGGTTAGCCCGCCGGTTGAGAAGGGGGAAATGATGGCACGCGGATTCGCAGCGATCGGGCTGCACCAACCGAAAGACCCGCTGAACGTGGGTGAAGTGCTGCGCGCGGCTGGCTGCTATGGCGCGGCCATGATTGCGGCCAGCGGCACCCGCTACCGCCGCAGCCGCACCGACACCCAGGCCGCGCACCGCCATTTGCCGCTGCTGACCTGCGACGACCTGCGGGCCATGATTCCGTACGGCGCCGTGCCGGTGGCCGTGGACATGATTGAAGGCGCACAGGCGCTGCCCGGGTACAAACACCCGACGAGCGCGTTCTACGTGTTCGGGCCCGAGGATGGCACGCTGAGCCCCGACATCCTGGCGTGGTGCCGCGATGTGGTCTATGTGCCCACGCGCTACTGCATGAACTTGGCGGCCGCGGTGAACGTGGTGCTTTACGACCGTGCCAGTAAGCAAGCGGGCTAACGCCAAGGTAAGCGGGTGACCACGGCGGCACGGTGATGGCGAAGCGAGAAGGTGCGGAACGCCGTGGGCGCTCCGCTTGACCGACGTGTTATGCGTGCATTTTGTATGAGGACAACGAATCTATGAGTTACGCGCAATTCTTGGACCGCAAAGCCCAGCTAGACGGCAACCACGGCTTTGCCCCGGTGAGCATGCCGTCGTGGTTGTTTGACTTTCAGGCCGAGCTGGTGGAGTGGGCCTTGCTCAAGGGCCGGGCGGCAGTGTTTGCCGACTGCGGGCTAGGCAAGACTGCCATTGAGCTGGTATGGGCTGACAACGTGGTGCAGCGCACTGGCGGGCGCGTGCTGCTGCTGACCCCGCTGGCCGTGACGCACCAGATTGCCAAGGATGCGGAGAAGTTCGGCATTGAGGCCAAGGTGTCGCGCAATGGCGTGCCACACGCTGGCATCACGATTACGAACTACGAGAAGTTGCACCTATTCGACGCGACGCAGTTTGTGGGCGTGGCCTGCGACGAGAGCAGCATTCTCAAGAGCTACAGCGGCGCAACGCGCGGCGATATCACGGCCTTTGCCCGCAAGCTGCCCTATCGCCTGCTGGCGACGGCAACGGCCGCGCCGAACGACTTCACGGAGTTGGGCACCTCAAGCGAAGCCCTGGGCTACCTGGGCCACATGGACATGCTCAATCGGTTCTTCAAGAACGACATGAACAACAGCGCCCAGGGCCGCATTGGTGGCGAGGTCATCAAGTGGCGACTGAAGGGCCACGCCGAGCTTCCGTTCTGGCGCTGGGTTTGCTCGTGGGCGCGTGCGGTGCGCCGGCCGTCTGACCTCGGGTTTGACGATGCGCGTTTCGTGCTGCCTGAACTGCGCGAGGTTGAGCATGTGGTCGAAGCTGAGACTGTGGCGGACGGGTTCCTTTTCGCACTGCCCGCCGTGGGCCTGGATGAGCAACGCAAGGAACGGCGCCGCACGCTGAAGGAACGATGCGCGCGGGTGGCCGACCTTGTGAACCCGACAGGACAGCCGGCGCTCGTGTGGTGCCACCTGAACGACGAAGGCGACCAGCTAGAGGACTTGATACCTGACGCGATACAGGTCAGCGGCGCCGACACCGACGACAAGAAGGAAGGCAAGCTGTTGGACTTTGCAGAAGGCCGCGCCCGCGTGCTGATTACCAAGCCGAAGATCGGCGCTTGGGGCCTGAACTATCAGCACTGCAACCACATCACTTTTTTTCCCTCGCACTCGTTCGAGCAGTATTACCAAGGCGTGCGGCGGTGCTGGCGCTTCGGGCAGCAGCGCCCGGTTACGGTGGACATCGTGACCACCGAAGGCGAGCGCGGCGTGCTGCGCAACCTGCAACGCAAGGCCGAGCAAGCCGACAAGATGTTTTCTAACCTCGTGGCCGAGATGAATGCCGCCCAGGCAATCGACCGCGCTTCCGCTTTCACCAAGACTCAGGAGCTACCGCAATGGCTGTGCATGACCAACTGATTACCGACAAGTTCGCCATTTATCACGGGGACTGCGTGGAGGTTATGCAAGGCATGCCCGACGCATGCGTTCACCTATCGATCTACTCGCCGCCGTTCGGTGGGCTGTATCACTACAGCAGCAGCGAGCGCGACCTTTCAAACTGCGACGATTACGAGACGTTTTTCGAGCAGTACGCATTCTGCGTGCGCGAACTGAACCGCATCACGATGCCAGGCCGCGTGACCGCAGTTCACTGCATGGACGTGCCGCGCAGTAACAGCGGAACCGACAGCTACATCGACTTTCCCGGCGACATCATCCGACTTCACGAGCGCGAGGGTTGGCTGTTCGCTGGCCGTCGCATGATCTGGAAGGAGCCGCTCGCGGTGCGGCTGCGCACCATGCAAAAAAACCTGGCGCATCAGTCGCTTGTCAAGGACTCAATCGACTGTGGCGTGGCGGCTGGTGACCAGTTGCTCACCTTTCGCAAGCGTGGCGCAAACCCGGTGCCAGTGGCGCACCCGGTGGGCATGCTTGACTATGCAGGCGACCGCACCCCGCCTGGCGAAGTGATGCGCTATCGCGGGTGGAAAGGCAAGCAAACCGAAAACCGCTTCTCGCATTGGATCTGGCGGCAGTACGCGGATTGCATGTGGGACGACATCCGCATCGGGCACGTTCTGCCATTCCGCGAGGCGCGCGACGGCGAAGACGAAAAGCACGTTCACCCCTTGCAGCTTGACGTGATCGACCGCTGCGTGCAGCTTTTCAGCAACCCAGGCGAAACCGTGTTCACGCCATTCATGGGCGTGGGGTCCGAGGTCTATAGCCCGGTGCTGCTGGGCCGGCGGGGGGTTGGCGCGGAACTGAAGGCCAGCTACTACCGGCAGGCATGCAAGAACGTCGGCGCGGCTGCGGCTGGCGTGAAGATCGGTGCAGAGACGGACGATCTACTACTGGACGCTGAAGCCGAGGCGAGCATTGACGCATAACGTGGGAGCTGAACGGCGGCCGTAGGCCGTCCGTTCGAGCGACGGGTTAGATGGCTTGGTGGAGAAACGGAAAGGACTATGCGTGAGTTGGCACTTTTTGCAGGAGCAGGCGGCGGAATCTTGGGAGGCAAGCCGCAAGGCGTGCCGGTTCGAGTCCGGCCCCGGGCACCAAGGGTCAAAGCAGGAGTTTCCGCAAGGCGCGGCGTGTGGGAAGTTTCGGCATCTCAAAATAAAGTTTGAGCGCCGAACGTCGGCGGACGTTGGCGGACAAGTCGGCTGCTTTTGCAGCGTTGACTCGCGAGCGGGATGCTGCAATTCTGAGAGCCCCAAAAACAACCACGCTCGCACATGAACTGCAAACACATCGAGTCGCATATTCCCGCAGTGCCGGGTTGGTTTTTCTGCTGGCGCAGCATTTCCGACGATGGCAAAATGACAAGGATCGCAATCGAACCCATCGTCGCGTGGCACCTTCACACCCGCATCACGCTAGAGGAAAACGGCGACGCTACTCATCAAACAATCACTCACCCCGTGAGCGCGTTCCTGACTACCGACAATTGCGACTTTGAGTACCTTTTGATGCACGAGGATCGCTGGGGCGAAGGCCTCTCTCGAACCCTCGCCGAGCCGGACGGCTCGGAAGTGCTGATAGATCGCGACCGCGACTGGCGGCACAGCGCCTCTGATTGGTTTCGCGAACAGGACGCCGACAGAGCAGCCCTAGCGGCAAGGCGGCCCTGCTAGATCAGATTCGCCCCTACGGTGCTGGCGTGCGATTGCGCGACGTGCTCTGCCCGAAGTAATAGCCACCCACCGAGCCGAGCACAATGCCCACGACGCCGTTGGCGATGGCGCTGCGTACATCATCCGACCACGGCGCCCCGAACAGCCCGACCACGCTGCCCACGATCATGTAAACCAGCGGCAGCAGGGCCACGGCCACCCAGAAGCTCGGGCTGTGCAGCATGCCCTTTTCGCCAGTCACGGCTGCATCGGCCTTGCGCGCTCCGTCGATCCCGCCGCCGCCGGACTCGCTCAACTCAAACCACCGCTGCTCGACCGCCGCAATGGCCGCCTGCGCCGCCGCGGGGTCGGCTTTGAGTATCTCAGCCGCCTCCTGCTCGTTGCGCGCCCCGACAGCTTCCTTGACGATGGTGACGGCTAGCTCGGCGGCCTTGACGTTGCGCTCGGCCACCTCGCTGCCGCTGCCGAACAACTTGCCCAGCTTGGGGATGGCTTCGATGATGCTCGGCAGCAGCGCGCCGATGATGAGTGGCAATGGCATGGTGGGTTGCTCCTGTTGCGGCTCGGGGCCGAGATGGAAAAGTGGTAGCGTTTGCGCGGGCTGGGTGGGCTGGGTGGGCAATTGCAGTGCGTTCTTGGCGCGCTCCCAGCGCGCCAGCCGGTCGGCCTGGCCGTTCAGCCCGCCGTTGATCTTGCGGGTGATGGTGGCGAACTCGCCGGCATCGGCCAGCGCATTGAGCTTGCGGTCGTCCCAATAGTCGGCGGCGCTCAGGGCGGCCCACTGCGGATCCGTCAGCGCCTCGGGGTCGAGTTCGAAGTCGGGCACGTTCAGGGCCGGGAAGCGGTCGCGCAGCCTGTCGCGCACGCGGGCGTGGTTGAAGCGGCCCGTAGTCTGAATCAGGCCGTGGCCCTTGAAGCGTTCGCCGTCGCCGGGCTGCGTGTTGCCCAGGTCGGCGCGGCCTTCGTAGCGCGCCTGCGCCGCGGTTGGCCCCCACAGCTCACTCACATAGCGCAGCGCGCCAGACTCATGCCCAATCTGCGCCAAAAACGCGGCCAGGCGCTGCGGGGTGTCGATGCCGTAGAACGCGCACGCGGCAGCCAGCGGCGCAGCGAAGCGCTCTGCGGCGGCCTGGGTGCAGCCGGTGGCGACGCGCAGCAGCTCTGGCGTCACGCCGCCCCCGCCTGCACCGCCCGCAGCCACGCCACCACAGCCAGCGCTTCAGCCTCGTGCATCTCGCGCCGCTCGCCCATGTGCGCGCGCAACTGCGCCACATTCACCTCGGGCGCGAAGTCGATCATGTCGAGCTTTGGCAACCCCGGGACCACCGGCGCGCGGCTGATGTTGCGGAACACGCCGGGCGCTTTGACGCAGCCCGATGCGTCGTCGAAGAAGACGCGAACGGTGTAGAGGGCGTGGCTCATTCTTTTCTTCCGCCAGAGACGCGGCGCTGCGGCGTCAGATCGACCTCGCGCGGCGGCTCGGTGGCCTGCCACTCTGGCGCCCAATCGGTCATGCGGCGCCGTTGTCGGTTGCGTTGACTCTTGAAGGTGCGCCAGATGATCTGCAACACACCCAGCAGCACACCAAACAGCACCACATCAACGGCGGGCTGCATGCGGTAGTCAAGCGTGAGCAAGGCCCCCACACCCACGCAGCAAAGCCCTGCGGTGCCAAGAATGCAGGTTGGAATGGCTGGGTGAACAATGGCCCAAAGGCACATCGCGGTCACCGCGTAGACAAGCAGTTCGTGCGGCATCATTCGCCCCCCTTGCGCTTGGGCAGCCAGTTGGTGAAGAAGGCCACGAGGTCGGTTTGCTTGAGCGCGGCAATGGATGCATCAAACACCACCAGCCCAGCAGCGCCGACCATGAAAATCGCCCCGGCCGCGATCTTGATGTTGGCGATTTCAAGATACTCGACCAATGCCGCGCCACCCCACGCGGCCAGCAGGAAGCCGGCAACGACGTTGGCCAGCTTGTTGGCGATTGACGTGCCGGGCAGGGCCTTGAGGCCGAGCAGCGCCCCCGCAGCCGCCGCAATCACCGGGTGGGTGAGGATCTCCTGGATTTCGAGTTTCATGGTGGTGGTGCCGCTTTGAGTTGTTGAGCAAGTTCGTGCGCGCGGCGGCGCCGGTCAGACAGCGGGGCCGGCGGGGCTGATGCCGGCGCAGATGCCCTGCGCGTTGGCCTGTGTTGCGATCAGCAGGGCGGCGATGGTCAGGAATCGTTTCATGCTCAGTACCTCAGCCCGCGGTTGAAGCCGTCGGGCACGCTGTAGTTGAAGGTTAGGATTTCGCTCTGGCCGTTGGCCAGGGTGATGTCATGAGCGCCCGCGACGTTGTTGTCCGTCCACGCAAAGAGGTGCCACTCACCAGCGGGGAAGCCGCTGAACAACGCGCCCGTTCCTGCAGCTGGGTTGCCGCTGTTGGCCCAGGTGCCGTTCACGCCGAGCCAGAGCTTGTTGGTCCCACCCGGCACCAGATCCATCGCGCCCATCAGGCGGTTGCCGGTAGCGAATGTGGCCCCGGTTCCGGTGCTGGCGCCCGTGTCACCCGTGAAGAGCGTGGCGTTGGCGCGCATGGCGCAGGTCTTGCCGAGATTGATGGCGGTGGCCACCGCCTCATCACTGCGCCGGATGCCCACCGCGCAATCGAATGTGCCGGTGGCCGAGGGCTCAATTTCCCAGTAGAACTTGCCTTGCGACCGGCCCACACGCGTCATCACGAAGCCGCTCGCGCTGCTGGCCTCGCTGACGCTATAGCTTTGGTTGCTGAGTGAGAACGTGGAGATGCGCACGGCGCTCCACTGGTTCGCCTGCGGCAACCGCTTGAGGTGGCTCGAGATGCCGTGCAGCATCAGTCTGTCTCGGCTGCGGTGGTGTAGTAGATGCGAACCCCGAGCAGCTCGGCATCGACGGCCATCGTGTCGGCGCCGTCGCTCACGATGCGCTCGATGTTGAAGTACACCGTGTCGCCGGCCGCGGGCGAGCCGGCAATCGTGATCGCGGCCGAGGTCGGCCCGATGTAGTGGTCGCGCGTAGTGCCACCTGTGTCGGTGCTGGTCTGGCCAGTGCCGAAGTTCGAGGCCATCGCATCGTCGTCACTGAACGCAATGGCCCGCAGGCGCCACACCACGCCGAAGTTGACGGTGGTGGCCTGATGCTTCCAGATCGGCTTGAAGGTGATGGTGCCCTCGTTCCAGCTCTCGGGCATGGCGACAGAGAAATCAGCGCCCTCCTGCGTGGCGGCGTCGAATGGCAGGTAGGGAATGTCGGGCTGGTCTGAAGCGCCGCCATCAATCACCAACGTGCCGCAGCCGCCCGTGGAGCGCGGCGTCATCGCCGAGGCCATCACCGGCAGCATGTGCTGGCCGATGGTGCTGCCGGCCGTGGGCGTGGCGTACTCCAGATCGGTGCCGCCGGCATTCACGCGCAGCACCTGCAAGGCGCTGCCACGAGCGAGCCGCACTGCGGTGTTGGCGCCCGAGCCCACGGCCAGGTCACCCACGGCATCCCAGATCACATCCGTGGCAATGGCCCCGCCACTGCTGGGTGTTGCGTACTCCAGATCGGTGCCGCCGGCATTCACGCGAAGAACCTGCAAGGCGCTGCCGCGCGCAAGCCGCACCGCCGTGTTCGAGCCTGAGCCGACAGCAAGATCACCTGCGGCGTCCCAAATTACATCCGTGGCAACGGCACCGCCACCGCCGCCGCTGCTGAAGAAAAGGCCGTTTGCGTCCCAACGGGAATCCACCTCGGCGGTTACGACCGAGCCCGCCGTGGTGAGCGTGTAGAGCTTGGCGTACAACGGATTCACGCTGTTCGCGCTGCTCGTGCTGGTGCTCACCACGCCCGTGCTGCGCAGCACGACGACATAGTTGGTGGCTGCGTCGGTGAGCGTCACCGTGCCGTCGGCGATGGTGTTGCCGTTGTAAAGGCCGCCGTAGAAGCCCCACACCAGGCCCGCCGTGACGGGGTGGCGCTTGGCATAGATGGCCGCCGCGCTCAGGCTGTCGAAGTTCTCGGCGAAGGGCGTCTCTTTGTTCACCTGTTCGGCGGTGACGGTTTGCAGTGTGGTCATATCGTGCCTGTGAGTTCGTAGCCCGCGCCCATGGTGTCGCTCATCTGCGCCACGCCCACGAAGAGGCTGCCGTAGAGGCTGTGGCCGTCTGTTGCGCGCTGCGCGCTGGTGTAGGTGGCGGTGGCCGCGTTGGTGGTGGTGCCCAGCTCGCGCAGCACGGTGGTGAAGGCGCTGCTGGTGTAGAGGCGCCAGCGGCGCAGGTCGATGGCCTCACCCAGCGGGCAGGCGTCACCCAGGGCGCCGCCGAAGCGGCAGTCGTCGCGCGTGCGGCGCAGGGCGCTCAGCACGATGTCGCCGCTGGTGGCGTTGCGGTTGGCCCGCAGATCCACCGGGGCCAGGGGCTTGAGTGACACACCGTAGGGCGTGAGCGGCACGGCCGTGACGCCGGCCAGGGTGCGGCCAACGGCGACGGCTTTGGTGTAGGTGGGCACGCCCAGCGTGGGCAGCGTGCGCGGGATGCGGTTGGTGCCTGCGGTGCCGAGCAGGGCGAAGGAATCGCCGACGATGATGCCGGCGCAGAATCGCTCGGTGCCCTTCGCGCCCATGTTCACGAAGCCCGTGAGCCTGTAGATGCCGGGGCTGACGAGGGTGGCGGTGCGGTACTGGCCCAGCGCCAGGCGGACGTTCACGCCCACCGCAAAGGCATTCAGGGCGCGGCTGCCGAGCAGGGCTGCGTGCGTGGTGCTGGTGAGCACGCCGTCGCCCACATCAACCGTGAGCGTGGAGGTTTCGTCGAACAGCACGCCGCGGTTGAAGCTGCCTGTTTTTGCGGTGACGGTGCCGAACGTCGCGTCGTTCACGTAGTCGGCGCGGGCAGCGTAGGTCACGTCGTCGGCGCTGTCGAACCAGCGGGCGCCGGCAGCATCAGGCGTTTTCACCAGACCGAGGTAGCCGGGCTCGTTGTCGGCGGGCAGGAGCTTGGGCAGATCAAGCGCGATGAACTCGGCGATGCCGGGCGCCGGCACTTCGATGGCCTGGGTGTCGGCGTCGCTGGCAACGCCCACATCAGTCAGAATGGTCGGGTCGTCGAGGCAGACATCGGCCTCGTAAACGCCCTGGTTCCACACCAGGCGCAGCACGCGCACGCGGTAGCTCAGGGCCTTGTTGTCGGTGAGCGTGACCACGCTGGCGGGCTGCATGAGCGCGCCGTAGCGGGCGCTGAAGCGCACGGTGGCCTTGTGCGCCGCCACGCGGGTGTCATGCGTGATGCTGTTGGCGCGGCCCTTGGCGGCGCTGGCAATGGAGTAGAGCGGAAAGCTGATCTGCCGGATGGCGTTGCCGGTGCCGATGCGGTCACCGTTTTCGCTGCCGGCCTCGCCGTCGGCCAGGATGTTGATGTAGCCCACCGAGGTGGAGCGCTGCTGCTCCACGTCGGCGCCGCGCACCAGGCCGGCGAAGGGGTCCGACGCGCCGCCCAACCCGGCGCCGGAGTAGCCGTAGGCGATGGTCTGCTCGCTGCTGCCGCCGCGGGCCACGGCGGTGATGGTGGCGGCGCAAAACAGGTCGAGGTAGTACCAATCCAGCAATGTGGCGCAAGACTGCGCAGCGCTGCCGGCGGCCTTGAAGCCGTACACCTCTTTGCCGGCGGCGGCAGCCATGTCGATGTGTGCTGAGGTGAGCGGCTCGCAGCGCAGCATTTCGCTTTCGAGCACGTCTTGCAGGTCAACGGTGAGCGGCGTGAATGAGCCAAGCGGCGCATCGGGGGCATCGGGCTCGGCGGGTGCTGCGAAGTCGGCCGAGTACAGCGGCAGCATCCAGAGGTCAACCCAGGCCAGCTCCCAGCCGCGGGTGCCGAAGGTGCTGAACATTTCGGTGTAAACCGTGGCGCTGGTCGAGGGCCAGTTGGTGAACGCGCCGGAGTAAGCCACGGTGCCGTCGAGGTAAACATCCAACGTGGGCGAGGCACCGGCGCTCACCACGAAGGCGACGTGGTAGGACTGATCTTGCGCCACGCTGATGCGCCAATACTCCGTGGTGCCGTCGCTGGCGATCAGCTCCAGATCACCCGAGAATCTGCGCTCAGCCGCGAGCGACAGGGTGCGCGTGGCGCCGCTCACCCAATCCATGCGCAGGATGATGTTCTGGCCGGCGGCCGAGTCGCCGAAATCCATGGCCCGCAGCGTCACACGGGTTTGCAGGGTGAAGCCGGTGGCGCTGCGCACGGCCATGTCGGCGTCAGACCAGACGACCTCTTTGTTGGCGTTGGAAACGCCGGTGCTCAGGTTCGGGCCGTAGCTCCAAGACCCGACCACCGCGGGCGTGTTGTTGTAGTAGCTGCTGTCACTCGCATCGCTCACGAAGTTGGCCTGCAGCACGCAGTTGGCCAGGCCGGTCACGGCGGTGGCGTCGGTGCACACCTCGACCTCGATCAGCGAAGGCCGGCGCCCGCCAGGCATGAGCAGGTTGGTGAAACCGATGGTCACCTGCCCGCGGTAGGCAATGGCGTTGGTGGCGCCCTCTACCGCCTCCATCACGCTCCACGGCGCCTGCGCGGCGTCGCCGTTGAACAGCTCGACGTCGCTCCAATCCTCCGTTTCGGCGGTGTTGGTGAGCGTGTCGGTGCTGCTGCTGGCCAGGCGGCTGGCGACGATCTTGCCGTCGATGCGAATTCTGGTCCAAACTGGGTCGGGCCAGCGCGTCAGGTCCACCTCGCCCAGCACGCCCAGCAGGTCGGCGCGGTAGCTGTACTGCTCTTGGCCGCTGTCGCCGCCCTTGCCGCCGACGACCTCGGCGCTTTCGCGCAGGCCCGACCACCAGCGCGGCGACAAGGTGCACCAGACGCGGCCGTAGAGGCGCGGCACCTGGCTGCCGTATTCGATGGCCGGGGCGCTGGTGTCGTCAAGTCTCGGCCCCTCCGGCGGGCCGTCGATGAAGCCGCCGATTTCGCCGCCGATGGCGCCGCCGATGGCTGCGCCAATGGGGCCACCGATGGCCGCGCCGGCAACCTGGCCGACGATGGTGAGCGCTTGCCGGCCGCTGCTCATGCCTGCACCCAGGGCAGGCGGTAGCCCTGCACGAAGCGGTAGAGCCGCCGGTTGTACTGGATGCGCTCTTGCTGCATCCGGCCCACCACGGAGCTGGCGTGCAGCATGACCCACTGGTCGAACGCCTCGCCGACGATGATGGCGAGGTGGCGCGGCTGCTCGAGGCGAAAGCCGTTCAACACGGCGTCACCCACCTGCAGGCGGTCGCGCTCGATGGGCACGAGGTTGGCGTCGAGCAGCGCTTTCAGTGAACCATCGGGCTCGCGGCTGTAGCCGTTGAAATCGAAGCCCGGGGGTTTGTGGCCGAAGCGCACGGCGCCGCACACCAGCGGGGCGACGCAATCCATGGCCACGCCGGGCGTGCGGCCCTGGTGTTGGTAGGGCGTGCCCTCCAGGCTGAGCAGCCAGGCCAGCCAGTCGGCGCGCGAGACGGTGGCGGGCTGGCTCATCACGGCGCTAGCTCCCCGTTGATGATGTCGCTGCGGCTGGGCTTGGTGTCGCAGCCGCCGTAGTTCACCTTGTTTGAGAACTTGTCGCGGCAGGTTGCGGGCTGATGGTCACAGCCGGCGATGATGGTGAATTGATCGGCCACCGACGCGGCGCGCAGCAGCGGGCGCGTGAGGGTCATGACGCCGCCGGTGGCGTGGGCCTGGATCTGGCGCCAGATGCCGTTGGCGTTGGCGCCGGTGGTGAAGAGCAACCGGCCTTCGGTGTAGTAGCCGGCCGCGGCGGCGAGTGACGACGCGGCGAAGATGCGCGTGCTGGTGACGCTGGTGAGCGGCACGGCGGCGATGGTGAAGGCGGTGAGGTCTTGGGTGCAACGCGCATCACCCAGCACGTAGGGGCAGGCGAACTCGTGCACGCGGGTGGTGTCTTGCTGCAGGGCCTGGCGCAAGTCGCGGAACTCGAAGTCATAGGCGCCCAAGCGCGGCTCGGCCTCGCCCAGCCAGCCGGCCGCCCACACCACCACCCCGTCACTCGGGCTGGCCCAGTTGTATTGCCCGAGGCGGTACTTGGCGCCGTCCCACAGGCCATCAAGAATGTCTTCGCGCAGGACGATGGCGCTGTCGCCCAGGGTGAATTTGCCGTTGTCAACGCTCAGGCCCACGCTGCTGGCGATGCTGCTGATGGTGAGGCCGTCAGAGGCGGTGTAGGTGTCGCCGTCGATGACTGCATCACGTGTGCCGCCGCACAGGCGCAGGGCATAGGCATCGGTGCGGATGATCTCGGCGAACCAGGCCCAGGTGAGGGAGCCGGCGGCAACCTGCGCGGCCAGGGGGCCGGGGAGGGTTTTGGCGGTCATGACTCGCGCTTTTCCACGATGGCGATGTCATCCCACTTGATGAGCTGCACGCCGTCGCCGCGGCGGTGCACCAGGCGCGCGTTGAGGCGCTGGGTGTCGTAGCGGCAAAGCACGTCGAACTCGCAGGCCACTTCCAGCGTGTCGCCGGCCCAGGACGCGAGCGACGTGATCACGCCCGTGTCCATATTCACGGTGTAGTGCGTGGTCACCGTTTGCAACGCGGCATTGCGCCACACCTGCAGGGTGCCGGCCACGATGCGGTAGAGCGGGCGCACGTACTCGAACGTGGCTTCGTCGGTGCCATACGCCTTGTTGATCTGCCAGGTGGTGGTGGTGCCGGTGAGGCGGCCCCGGTCGGTGCCGGTGCGGGTGCAGCCGAAATCCATCCAGTCCTTGAAGCGGAAATCGTGAAACGCACCGCGGCACTTGTAGAGGTGGCGGCGCGCGTCTTCGTGCTTGCCCGTGCGCTCGATGGCGCGGGCGATGTTCCACTCGCCGCGGTGGTCTTCCCACTCCAGGGTGGCGGTTTCGTGGCCGCTCTGGTGGCTGACGATGCTGGTCTTCCAGCCCAGGCCGCCTTCGGCCCCGCGCTCGATGTCCACCGGCAAGCGGCTGGCAAGCGTGCCCACGCTCAGGCCCCCCGCCGCTGCATGTATCGCTGCGCCTTGAGCGCGATGCGCTGGGCCGCGCGGTCTTCAGCCATGCTGTCCATATAGCCGCCGCTTTCCACGGTAACGCCGCCGAGGTTCACTGTGGTGCCGCCGCCACCCCGCCCGCCCGCCCGCGCACCGGCCGGCGAGCCCGACTGAAAGCCGCCGCGCAACACGCGCGGCATGTCCACCACGCCGCCGTCGGCATACCCGCGCCGGCCCAGGCGCATACCCTCGACCACGGCCACGCCACCGGCGCGGCCAATGTCAGCCTGGCTCCACACCACCTCGCCCTTGTGCACCACGCCCGCGGGCACGTCTTTGCCGCCGGGGCCGGTGTAGCCGCCGTCGGCCAGGCCGAAGAGCTTGATGAAGCTGTCGCCAATGAAGTCGAAGGCGCTGCTGCCACCGATTTGGCCGGCGCCGCTGGCGCCCAACAGCCCGCCGCCGGGCCCGCCAATGGCGCTCAGGGCCAGCGCAGCGCTCTGCGCCGCCAGGGCCAGGTTGCCGAGTTCCACGGTGGCCGAGGCGGCGCCGGAGCCGCCCCCGCCGCCAAGCGCACCGCTGAGCAAGGAGCCGAAGTTGAAGCCGCCACCCGAGAGGGCGGGCGCTGCACCCGCATCGCCGAACAAGCCGCCCAGGTTGAGCCCACCCCCGGCCGCAGCGGGCGCCGCCGCCGCGGTGCCGCCTACCCCGAACAAGCCGCGCACGGCTTGGCCAATGCCGCCACCGCCCTCACTGAGCTGGCGGATCTGCTGGCGGAAAAAGTCACTCAGCGGGCGCTCGACCAGCTCGCGCGTGGAAATTTGCAACAGGCTGTCGCCCAGGCTCTTCACGGCGCTCTTGGCGTCGCGGAAGTTCAGGCTGATGGCGCTGGCCGCACGCCCGAGCGACTCGGCCACCTCATCCCCCACTTGGCGCAGGCGCAGCAGCGCCGGGTCCACCGCGGCGTTCAGGCGCTCGAACTCCAGGCGCAGCTCGCGGGCGAACTGCACCGCCGGGGAATCGGGGCTGGCTGAAACGGCCAGCGCTTCGGCCAGGCGCAACTGCTCGCGCACCTGCTCCAGCGCCTGCGCGCGGATGCGGAACACGCCCTGCTCGGTTTCGGCGCGGGTGGCGCCCGCGGCCTCGGCGGCGATGAGGAAGCGCTGCTCTTCGATGCCGGCGTCTTGGGTGGCGCGCTGCACCTGGCGCTGCGCTTCGGCCAAGCGCAGGCTGGCATTGGTGGCCGCCTCGAACCCGCTCACGTCGGCCGGGGCCAGGCCTTGGGAGCGGGCCGAGCGGCGCGCGGTGTCTATGGCCTGGTCGGCACGCAGGCGGGCGGCGCCGGCCGTGTCGCCCTGCAGATCGAGCAACTGGGCCTTGAAGGCGCGCACGCCGTCGGCCAGTTGCTCATAGTCGCGGCGCTGGGCAATGGCGTCGAGCGAGGCCTGCTGCGCGTACTCCTGGCGCGCACGCGCGGCCTTGGCTTCCTCTTCGGCCACGCGGGTTTCGCCCTTGATGCGGTCGTCACTGCCGGGCTTAAGGGTGGCGTTGTAGGCTTGCAGGGCGCGCACGCGCTCGGCGTAGCCTTCAAGCTCGACCTGCAAGGCGCGGTCATTCAGGGCCTTGCGCTCGGTGTAGTAGTCGTCCAGCGACACCAGGCCCGCGCCCTGCTCGGCCTGCAGGAAGCGCTGCTGAAACTGCACCGCATCGCGCTCGCTGGCGAACAGGCCTTCAATGGCCTTGAGGTTTTGCTCCAGTCGAGCGCGGCGGGCTTGCTCCAGATCGCGGGCGGCTTTGTTGGCGGCGCCTTTGTCGGCGTCAGCGGCGGCGCGAAAGTCGATCTTGGGGCGCTGGTCTCCGGTGCCGCCTAGAAGTTTGTCGATGTCGTTGAGGCCGACCGATTCGCCGAGTTTGGTGGTCGCAAAGCGGTTGCGGAGCTGGTTGGAGATGGCGAAGTCATCGCCGCCAATGAGGTCTTTTAGGCGCTTTTCCTGCGCCTCGACCAAGCGGGCCCGTTCGTCATAGGCCTCCTTGAGCGGGCCGGTGCCTTCACGCGCAAACTGCCGGGCGGCTTGCGGGTCGGCCAGGTTCTTCACCACGTTCAGGCTGGCCGGGATGAGCGGCGCGGCGCCGGCCAGCAGCCGGATGGCCTTGGTGGCGAACACCGCCGCGTCAGCCACCACGGCCAGGCCTTCGGCCAAGCCTTCGGCAAAGCTGCGAATGCCGCTGTTGTTGCTCAGGCCATCAAGCGAGCCTTCGAGCCCGGTGGCCTGGCGCGCTACATCAACGAACACGCGCGTGAGTTCATTGAACGCCGGCAGCATTTGCAGGGCCACCAACTGCGCGGCCTGGCGCAGTTCGCTGCGCAGCTTGGCTTGCTTGTCGATGAGGTCATAGGCCTGGCGGATCTGCTCGGCGTTGACGCGCACTTGCGAGAGCCCGGCGTTGGCCAGCTCTTTGAAGAACGGCAGCGCCTCGGCGCCGCTCTTGCCGAGCAGGGCAATGGCGATGGCGGTTTTGCCGGCGCCGTCGCGGAAGGTGTTGAGGCGCTGCGCGATGGTAAGGAACTGCTCTTCCGGCGCCAGGGCGCGGAAGGCTTCCATGTCCAGCCCCAGGGCCTTCAGTGCGGCGCCTGCGCCCTTGGTTTCGTCGTTGGTTTTGCTCAGGGTGCCGGTGAGCTTGACCATGAAGCCGGCCAGGGTGTCGATGCTGGTGCCCGAGACATCGGCCGCGGTTTGAAAGCCGGCCAGGGCGGTGGCGCTGGCGCCGGTGATCTCTTCCAGATCCTGAAACCGGGCCACGCTGTTGACGAGTTCCGGCACCAGGTTGGCCAGCTCACGCGCGGCGGTGGCTGCCGCGCTGGCCAGCAGCGAGCCGGTGAACACGGCGCCCACGCCGGTGAAGGCGCGGTCCATGCGCTGCGCCGCGGTTTCGGCGGCGCGGGCGGCGCGGCCCATGTCGGCCTCGAAGCGGGCGAGCTGGGCAACAAGGTCAATGCTGAGTGTTGCGAGGGCCATGGGCTGCGTTCAGGTTTAGTCGTCGGGCTCGTCGTCGTCTTCGGGCATGCCATCAAACCCGCCTTTCGGCGGGCGGTGGCTCTTGATGGCCATGAGGGACTCGATGAGCCACTCTTCGTCAGTGATGCACAGGTGCGCCGCAATGCGCTCGAAGCCTTGCCAGTCAATGCCGCCCATGCCGTTGGACAGCAGGTTCCAGGCACGGATGGCGCTGGCGTTGCGCGCTTGCAGCGGTTCGGATTGGGGGCCGAGCACCCGCACGCCGTCGGCCTGTTCGGCCTGGGCGTTCAGGTGCTCGGTGAGTTTCCCAGTGAGGCCTTCAGGTCGCTGCTGTAGGCCTTGATGGCGTCAGCAATGGCGGTGTCCACCTTGATGAGCCAATCCAGCCGGTCAGCGGCCACGTCGCGCCACAGGTCAGCGTCAAACGGCACCGCGTCAGAGCCGCCCGAGGGCAGAAAGTCAGCCTCGGTGAAGCCCTCCCAGGCCACGCTGGCACTGACCACGCCTTCCAGGGCGGTGGCGCGGTGCATGACGAGGGTGTGGGCGATGAGCGGGCGGCGAAAGCGCAGGCGCTTGCCGTCCCCCAGATCGACCCACGCTTCGCGGTACTGCTCGCGCTTTTGCAGGATGACGGACGGGTTCATGCTTCAGAGGTACAGCACGTAGCCCTTGACCGTGCACTGGAATGCGCCGGTGGCCAATTGTTGCTTGGCCTGGTTGAAGCCGGGAATGCTTGGCTCGCCGTGCCAGTAGATTTCCAGAGCCGAATCGGGGTAGGTGATGCGGAACGTGGCGCGGCTGCTGGACAGGGCCAAAGCGCGCAGGCGCTGAACGCCCTGGCTCTTCGGATCAGCCAGCATGTTCACACTCAGGGTTTCGGCGGCCAGGATGCCGTTTTCTTCCTGCTTGATGAAGTCGAGCAGGGTGGTGGCGTCGAGCTTGTCGGCATCACCGCCGCCGAACTGGAAGTCGGTGGCCTGGCTGATGGTGGCCCAGGTGGCAACTTCATAGGCGCTGCCGCCGGTGAAGGCGGGGTAGGCCGTGGTGTCAACGCCTTCGAGTTCGAAGGTGTTGGCGGCCACGTTGGCGGCGCGGTAGGCCTGGCCGTCGAGCTGGCTCATGCCGGTCACGTCGCCGAAGTAGCCCACCGCGCCGTTGGCCTGGCCGTGCGCAGTGGAGGTGGCCACGCCAGGGCTGGCAAGGGTGACAGCGGTAACCGTGTCGGCGGCTTGGTAGGTGAGCGCCACTTCCAGGCGGACACCGCGACCTTTGTACAGAGACATGATGCAGTCCTTTCAGACTAAAAAAAACGGCGCGGGGCCGCGGAGGGGGAAACAAAAAGGCCCGCGATGTGCGGGCCAGCAGGGGAACAGGGAAAAGAGCGCTGCGCGGGGTTCAGGTGTCGCGCCAGAGTTCGGTGACGAGTTCGCTGCCTTCGAGGTCCAGCTCGTGCTCGGCGATGTATTCGCGCCCCGGCGTGCCGCCCTCTTCCACCAGGGCAATGCCGCCGGGCGCTACGGTGCTGGCTTGCAGGGCGGCCTGCAGGGCATCGGCCACGGCTTCGGCGCTGGCGCGGGTGTCGGCCCAGCATTGCCAGCGCAGGGTGTAGCGGGTGGTGGCCACGGTGCCGTCGAGCAGGTACACGGGCTCGCGCGCCACGGTGTAGACCACGTAGGGGCGGCCGAGGGATTTGTCGATCTTGTCGGCCGCCAGGCGGGTGCCGATGAGCGCGGCCAGTGGGGCGTTGGCCAGCAGTTCGGTGACGAGTTCAGACTCGACGCTCATGCCGCCCCCCGCTTGGTGTTGAGCTTCTGGATGGCCGGGCCCAGGGTGCGCTCGATGGTGCGCACCGCCTCGCCCTGCTTGCCGGTGACGGCATTGCGCAGGAAGGAAGCGCCGGGCTTGGCTTTGGCGGCACCGCGGCGGGCCAGCAGGCGGCGCGTGCGCTTGCCCTTGGCGCCCTTGGCGCCGCCGGTGGCGCCGCTGGCGGGGTTCCAGCCAAACTCCTGCCAGCGCCAGTAAAAGGGGTCGTTCGGGTTCTTGGCGCCCGCGATCTTGGCGTTGCCGTTCTTGAGCGGGCGCACGTTGACGAACACGCCCACATCGCCGCGCCGCGTGCTGAGCTTGCTGAGGCGCACGCTGATGGCCTTTTTGAGCGTGCCCACCGCTCGCACGTTGCGCTTGAGGGCCGAGGCGCCGTAGAAGGTGCTGGCCTTGAGCACCGGGGCGCGGCGGCGCGCTTCGTCACGGATGACGCGGGCGCCGGCTTGCAGGGCGGCGCGCAGCGCGCCGCGGCGCAACTTGGCGGGCAGGCCGACGAGGGCCTGGCGCAGTTCAGTCAGGCCCGTGAGGCGGGCGACGATTTCACTGGCCATCGCGCACGCCGTTGATGCAGTACAGCTCAAGGGACTCTTGGCGGCCGAAGGCTTCGACCGGCGGGGCGGCAATGTCGAACGGCTCGCCGCGCCACAGCACGCGCATGTGGTGGGTGACGCCAGCGCGGTAGCGGATGCGAAAGGCCACCGGGTTCTCGGCCTGCTGCTGCGCGGCGGCAAAGAATTCGCGCCCGCGTTTGGGGTCGGCGGCGGCCCAGACTGTTGCCACGTCACTCCAGGTCGGGACGTTTTCGCCGAAGGCGTTGACGGCCGCAACCCGGCTTTGCAGGGTGATGCGTTGATCGAGGCGGCCGGCGTTGAGCATGGCGGGTTAGCTGAAGGTGCGGTAGGTGTCGAGCAGGCGGTCAACAAAGCCGCCTGGCAGCTCGGCCACGGTGATGCCGGCCGAGAACGCCTCGCGGTTGCGGTACAGCGCGCCGATTTGCAGCAGCATCCAGGCCTTGATGCCGGCGGGCACGGCGGCGGCGTTGGCGTAGCCGGCCACGAAGCGGGCGCGCACGGTGTTGAGGGTGTCGGCCTGGGTGTTGGGCCAGGTGTAGCCGGCATCAGGCAGGATGCGGCCGGGCAGCGTGTCGGCGTCCAGGGTGTAGTCGGTGGCGCTGACGGTTTGCGCGGCGCCCGCCGTGTCGAGGTAGATGACGGAGGTGACGCTGGCCACGGGCACCAGGCCGAGCACGATGATGCCGTCGCACGGAAAGGCGTCGAGCACGCGCTCCCAGGTTTGCGTCATGAGGGCGCGCTGCAGGGCGTGTTCGGCCTGCTCGCGGGCTGCCGTGATCATGGCGGTGATAAGGGTGTCGTCCGCCGTGTCGTCGACGCGCAGGTGCAGCTTGGCCTCGGCCAGCGTGAGCGGCTCGGTGGCTGGGCCGGTGATGAGCTTGAGGGTCATTTGCGCTTGCGGGATTTGATGGGCGCGGGGTCAGGATCTGGCGCGGCGTTGGCCGGCACCAAGGGCGTTTGGGCGTACTCGGCCACCTTGACCTCTTCGACCAAGTGGCGGGCCATGGCTTCGCCGCAGGTGAGCATGTCGCCCGGAGAAAAGCCACCGAACGCGGAACTTGCGCCGGTTTTCGTGAACTTGATTCGCATGGAACAAAGGGGCGGCGTTGCCGCCGCCCCTTCCGGTTGCTGGCT